ATGTGGGCACGTGGTTCTCTTGATCAACTTGTAATTGATTCATTGTGTGTTAAACTTGGCATGCAAGAAATCACAGGGTATAATATGTGGAGAGATGTCCGAACTGCAGTCGATATTCTCTATGGGACTACGAATGGCTATGTAGATGTAGACCATCCTTTATTCAAACGACATGAAGTCATCAAACACCATCCTGTTCACGACTGCGCACTGGACGCAATGCAACTCATGTATGGAAAAATAACTTAATGGAATTTTATACTAATGTAGCACCATATGGCGACAAGATGTTCGTCATTGGGTATGATAAAGGTAGACGATACATGCGTAAGATAGATTTCTATCCTACGCTTTTTGTCACTTCTAAGTCCAAGTCTAAATGGCAGACTTTGGAAGGAACATATGTTGATGAAATGAAACCTGGAACTATCAAAGAAACTCGTGACTTCGTTAAGAAGTATGAGGATGTTTCTGGTTTCGCAATCTATGGTAACACCAACTACGCATATCAATACATCAGCGATACATATGATGGTGATGTCAATTGGGATATGGAACAAATCCGTGTATTCTCTCTTGACATTGAGACTGCGACTGAGTCTGGTTTCCCAGACATTCGTAGTGCCAATGAAGAGGTTCTGCTTATCACTGTCAAAGATGTTCACTCAAAGAAGATCGTAACATGGGGTGTAAAATCATATGACAATAAACGAGAGGATGTTACATACTATCGTTGCACAGACGAGCATCAACTGCTGAAAGAGTTTATCATCTGGTGGCAACAAAACTATCCAGATGTAATCACTGGTTGGAACACCGACTTCTTCGATGTGCCATATCTTATCAAACGAATCTCTAGAGAACTCGGTGAAACCTTCGCAAAGAAGTTAAGTCCATGGGGTCTTATCAATGAGAGAAATACATATATTAAAGGCAATGAAGAACTTCATTATGATATTTCTGGCATTAGTCAGCTTGACTATCTCGAGTTGTATAAGAAGTATACCTATACCAAACAAGAATCATATAGACTTGATTACATTGCACAAGAAGAACTAGGTGAACGAAAGAAAGAGAATCCTGGAACTGACTTCCGAGATTTCTACACCAACTACTGGGATAAGTTTGTTGAATATAACATTCATGATGTGGAGTTGGTTGATCAACTTGAAGACAAGATGCGTCTGCTTGAACTGCATCTGACCATGGCATACAATGCCAAGATTAATTTCGAGGATGTTTATTCTCAGGTTCGTATGTGGGATACGATTATCTACAATCACCTGCGTAAGAAAGGTATTGTAGTTCCGATGAAGGTATCCAATGGTGGTAAAGATGCACAGTTTGAAGGTGCGTATGTAAAAGATCCACTCATTGGTCAACACAAATGGATGGCTTCGTTTGACTTGAACAGTCTGTATCCTCACTTGATTATGCAGTACAACATCAGTCCAGAAACTCTGACACACGAGAAGATTTCTGTAACTGTGGATAAACTTCTTAACAAAGAGATTGATACGGATTATTGTAAGCGTAGAGATCTGGCATTGACTGCCAATGGTTGGTGTTATCGTAAAGACATCAAAGGATTCATGCCTGAGTTGATGGAAACGATGTATGCGAATCGCTCTAAGTTTAAGAAACAGATGCTTAAGATTGAGCAGGAGTATCAAAATGATAAGTCGCAAAAACATCTACTGAAAGATATCTCTCGCCTAAACAATCTACAGATGGCGATGAAGATTGCTCTTAACTCTGCCTATGGTGCGATGGGTAATCAGTATTTCCGTTACTTTGATATTCGTATGGCTGAAGGTATTACCACTTCTGGTCAGTTGTCAATTCGTTGGATGGCAAACAAGTTGAATGCCATGCTCAACAAAACACTCAAGACACAAGACAAAGACTTTGTTGTTGCGATTGACACCGACTCAATCTATCTGACGCTGGAAGAACTTGTAGAGAAAGTTGCTGCTGGCAAAGATACTGATGGTAAGATTAAATATATGGATCGTATCTGTGAGGAAGTTATTCAACCATTCATTGATCAGGGTTATCAAGAACTCGCTGAGTATATGAATGCGTATTCGCAAAAGATGCAAATGAAGCGAGAAGTTTTGGCTGACAAAGGTATCTGGACTGCCAAGAAAAGATATGTTCTAAATGTTCATAATTCGGAGGGAGTACAATTTGCAAAACCTAAAATCAAAGTTATGGGTCTTGAGATGGTCAAGTCGAGCACACCTGCTGTTATTCGTGACAAACTTAAAGATTCGCTGCAAGTTATTTTGGCTGGAGATCAAAAGGATCTTCACTCGTATGTAACAGAATTTAAGAAAGAATTTGATAAGATGCCTGTAGAGGAAATTGCCTTTCCTCGTTCATGTAATGGTGTGAAGCAGTATGCAGGTTCACCAATTTATACTAAGGGCACTCCGATTCAGGTTCGTGGTGCTTTGCTTTACAATCATCATTTGAAACGACTTGGTCTGGATAAAAAGTATCAGGCAATTCGAGATGGTGATAAGATTAAGTTTGTCTATCTAAGAACACCAAATCCTATTCAAGAAGATGTTATCGCATTTAGTCAGCATCTTCCAAAAGAGCTAGAATTAGAATCATACATAGATTATGATAAACAGTTTGAGAAAGTTTTCCTTGATGCTCTTCAGATTGTAATTGAACCGCTTGGTTGGAAGACACAAGAGGAAACTTCTTTGGAGGATTTCTTTGGCTAACATTAGAGTAATTAAAAAAGGTATAAATGTATCTAAGATACTAAAGCAATTACATCAGTATCCAGAAGATTGGGGTGCACAAAAGAACATTGAGGGTGTAGGAGATCTAGTAAACGAGCATGGATTTCCTGCAGTTGAAGCAGGTGTGTTACAGTTAGTGATGGGAGTTGTTTCTTCCAAAGAGCAATATGTTGGTGATAGCGACATGTCAATGGCAACACCTGCATATTCTCATCACACAGAAATAATTTCTTTTCTAAAAAGACACTTTAAGAAATTCGATCGTTGCGGATTCCTATCACTACCAATCGGTGGAGAAGTTGGACAACATATTGACATAGGTTCATACTATCAAACCAGAGATCGTTATCATCTTGCAATACAGGGTGCTTATGATTATACAGTTGGTGGAGAAACTGTAAGAGTTGAAGAGGGTGATCTAATCTGGTTCGATAATAAACAATCACATGGAACAAAGAATGTGGGTGATTGCATTCGTATTACATTTGTATTTGATGTTCCACATTCCAAGAACAATCCATAATTGTCTTGCAAGAAAACATATTGTATAATAGGAGATATAAATGAAAGTGCTAAAATTTTATGCTGATTGGTGTGGTCCATGCAAAGGACTAACTCAAATTATTAACAATGCTGGTGATAAAGTCACATTGCAAATTGAAAATGTAAACATCGATGAAAACATTTTTATGGCACAAGAATATAAAGTTCGTTCAGTTCCAACTATGATTGTAGTAGATGATAATGAAAACGAGATTCGTAGGAAAGTCGGAACTATGAACGAAGAACAATTGCTTGAATTTTTGAAAGGTTAACATGAGCATTCTAGATAAAATCAGAAAGAACTCTACGATTAAGGATACTTCTATCCTTGCACAATCAAAGTTCTTTAACAAAAAGGATATGATTCCAACCAGCATTCCAGTCATCAATGTGGCACTTTCTGGTCGTCTTGATGGTGGTCTTACTCCAGGATTGACAATGTGGGCTGGTCCAAGTAAACACTTCAAGACTGCATTTAGTTTGCTTATGGCAAAATCATATCTCGACAAGTATGAAGATGCAGCACTCCTGTTCTATGATTCTGAGTTTGGTACTCCACAATCTTACTTTGATGCATTTGGTATTGATACAGAGCGAGTTGTTCATACTCCAATTACTGACATTGAACAATTGAAGTTCGATATTATGCAACAACTACAGAGCGTAGATCGTGGTGAAAAATTAATGATTGTGATTGACTCGATTGGTAATCTTGCTTCTAAGAAAGAAGTTGAGGATGCGATGGAAGGTAAGTCTGTTGCTGACATGAGTCGTGCAAAACAACTGAAGAGTCTTTTCCGTATGGTCACACCACACCTGACTCTCAAAGATATTCCTATGGTTGTAGTAAATCATACATATAAAGAGATTGGATTATATCCTAAGGACATCGTTGGTGGTGGCACTGGTTCTTATTACTCTGCTGATAACATCTTTATCTTGGGTCGTCAGCAAGAGAAAGATGGAACTGAAGTCACTGGCTATAATTTTATTATCAATGTAGAGAAGTCAAGATATGTTAAAGAAAAATCTAAGATACCTGTTAGCGTATCTTTTGATGGTGGTATTAGTAAGTGGTCAGGTTTACTTGATCTTGCTCTTGAATCTGGGCATGTAACAAAACCGAAAGCTGGATGGTATCAGAAATCTGGAGAAGAAAAGAACTATCGTGAAAAAGATACTGACACAAAAGAATTCTGGATGCCAATTCTAATGGATAAAACATTCTATGATTTTGTGAAGAGTAAGTATTCTATTGGTCAGATTGATATGGTAAAGTCTGACGATCTTGATAAAGCACTCGAGGAATTAGAGTTCGATGAGTAAGTATGATAACCTACCTATCCAAGTGATGGAAAGCAAGAGCACTGGACTTCAAGCAATAAAATTGACAGAAGGTGCTTTTGAGGGTATAATTTATACTTATGGTAAGGTTGAAATTAAAGAAGATGAAGCCAATGATAAAATCAACCTTGCATTTGAATATGAAATCTTAGACTATGCAGATAAAGGTATGACAGACATGAAACCTTTTGAATTATACATAGGTAAGATACTTGAAGAATTGATTCACATTGGTGTTGACGAAAACAGTATTACATACACAGGCGGAGTTGATGAGAATAGAACAAAAGATTCTAACAAATCTGATTTATGATGAGCAGTATTGCCGTAAAGTTATTCCATTTATCAAAAAAGATTATTTCGCAGATCGTAAAGAAGCAATCCTTGCAAATGAAATTGTAGAATTCTTTAACAAATACAACAAACCTGCAAGTAAAGAAGTCCTCGCAATTGAGGTTGGTAATCGAAAAGATCTTAATGATAAAGAGTTGGCTGAACTAACCGAGTATATCGGTAAGTTGGAAAATGAACCCACAAACCAAGAATGGATGCTCGAAAATACAGAGAACTTCTGTAAAGATAGAGCAGTTTATAATGCAATCCTCTCCTCAATCAAAATCATTGATGGTAATGACAAAGTGCATACAAAAGATGCGATACCTAGTATCTTGTCTGATGCTCTTGCTGTGTCATTTGATAATCATATTGGTCACGACTACTTGGACGATCACGATGCGAGGTATGATTTTTATCATAGGGTTGAAGAGAAGATTCCATTCGACCTTGAGATGTTTAACAAAATCACAAAAGGTGGACTCTCAAAGAAAACTCTAAACATTGCTCTTGCTGGCACTGGTGTTGGTAAATCATTGTTCATGTGTCATGTGGGTGCAGGTTGTTTGGTGCAAGGTAAAAATGTCTTATACATAACTATGGAAATGGCAGAAGAAAGAATCGCAGAGCGTATCGATGCGAATCTTCTGAATCTGACTATGGACGAACTCAAAGTTATTGACAAGGATATCTACGAGAGTCGTATTGATAAGATCTCTAAGAAGACACAGGGTAAGTTAATTATCAAAGAGTATCCAACTGCAGGTGCACATGCTGGTCATTTCCGTGCATTGTTGGAAGAATTGAAACTGAAGCGTGAGTTTAAACCAGATATTATCTTTATTGATTATCTAAACATCTGTGCAAGTCAAAGAATGAAGCAAGGTGGAAGTATTAACTCTTATACATATATTAAGGCAATTGCAGAAGAATTGAGAGGATTGGCAGTTGAATATAATGTCCCAATTGTTAGTGCAACTCAGACAACTCGATCTGGATTTACAAACTCAGATCCAGGACTTGAAGACACTTCAGAATCTTTTGGTTTGCCTGCAACAGCAGACTTCATGTTTGCGTTGGTGAGTAATGAAGAGTTAGAAGCATTGAATCAAATTATTGTGAAGCAGTTAAAGAATCGTTATAACGATCCTAGTTTCTATAAACGATTCGTTGTTGGTATTGATAGAGCAAAGATGAAACTATATGATACCGAAGCATCTGCACAAGTTGGATTGGCAGACGCAGGACAGGATGACGATGAACCTATGTTTGACAAATCATCATTTGGTAAACGACAAAAGGCAGAATCGTTCGATGGATTTAAGTTTTAGGAGAAAGATATGGCAGTAAAAGTTATTGTAGCCGACAGAAAATATGATTGTTCTCATCTACTTGGTCAATTCCTAGATGAATCTCACTACGATCTTCTCGTTGAAGAAGATTGTGATGTTTATGCACCTGCTGGATGCGATCTTGGTGAAGTTGCATCATGCGATCAAGATTGTTCTTCATGTGAAAAAGGAATGGATGAACGAAAGATTATTTTCAAATTCCGTAAAAATTTCTTCAGCAAAGAAGAACAAGATGCAGCATATGCCGGTCTAAGAGAAGCTGCGACTGAAACGCAGAATCGTGGTCTTGCAGCTGGTCCACGAGCAGAGAAATTAGGTAATCGTGAGTGGGTTACAGAATATGAGTATGATGTTCTTGATTACTTCATGAATCCATCTGCTAATTTGTTTGGTGAAGATCCAATTGAAGAGATTCGTGCAGCACATAAGAATAAAAAACCATCTCCATCTAATCGTAACAATGTATGGGGTATATCTGCAGTTAAGAAAGACAACTTCGTTTTCGAAAACTGGGTTGAGGCGACAAAGAAACTATCTACTGCTGAGCAAAAAGAAGAAGCAAAGCGAGTAATTGACAAGTATGTCTGCGCAACTACCTATGCTAATGGTGTGTTCTCTGGTATTGCTGGTTGGTACGATCGTTATCCTCGTATTCCATATGGTCGTGCTACATCTTATACTGCAAATTCTCCAGAGAAATTTGCGATGTCATTCCCATTTCTTCAATCTTTGTCTAAAGGTTTCAAAGATTTATTGCCATGGAGATACAATAATCAAATGGAAGCAGCAAAGAAACTCGACCAGAGATTCTTGGTTCCTGGAACTCCGTTCACTACAATTACTGTGAATAAAACTTTCAGAACTGCTGCACACTACGATGCTGGTGATTTGAATGAGGGTTTATCTAATCTTCTAGTTCTATCAAACAATGGTAATTACACTGGTGGATATTTGATTGCACCTGAGTATCGTGTAGCAGTAAATGTTCGTCCAGGAGATTTGCTATTGATTAATAATCACGAAGTGATGCATGGTAATACTCCAATTGTTCTTGGTGATGAGGAAGCAGAGCGTGTGTCATTGGTATGTTACTTCCGTGAAAAGATGCTTGAATTGGGTTCTAAAGAATACGAAGACACTCGTTATGAATTCGTTGAGGATCGTAAAAATAATAAAGAGCATCCTGATCAACGACCACTTTGGAATGGTGTATCTCCAGGAATGTGGGATTCAAAAGAGTGGTATGAATACTGCGAACGCAAACTTGGTCGTGAAGAGTTGTTGAAGTATCATCCAGAAGCAGAAGAGAAACAATCACTAGAGGAGTTCTTCGGATAATGTGCGCAGTCGTAGGAGCAATCCTTCTTGAACCCTCGAAAGAGGATCTGTTAATGCTACATCGTGTGTTCCTTGAGTCTAAGATTCGAGGAATGCATGCCACAGGAATCTCATATGTTAAGAATGGTAAAGTCATTACCGAAAAGATGCCTGTCCCTGCTAATGAGTTTCCTTTTAATTTTGCAGAAAAGATTAATGAGGATGGGAATCTATACCTCATTGGGCACTGTCGTTACAGCACTTCTGATCTTGAATATAATCAGCCAATTGGTAATGACGATAGTGCAATAGTGCACAATGGTGTTATCACTCAGGAACTACCAGAGAATTGGAAATCAATCTATGGTTATGATACTATCACAAAGAATGATTCGGAGTTAGTTCTACATTCTGCAGATCCACTGCGTGAGTTCTCACATATGTCAATGGGTGTGTGTCAGTTAAATGCAAATAAAACTCTTAGATTCTATCGCAATGGTAAGCGACCATTATACTTGTCTTCCATATCAAATGGATGTATAATTACTTCTACTGCGGATATTGCGAATCGTGCAGAGGTTCTTGGAAGACCAGTGGAAGTATTAATGAATCATTATATTACATTTGATGAACATCTTGCAATGATGATTGAGAAAGTCGAAGTTGCAGATGCTGTGGATTTACAACACTATGAATTTTGTTAATTCTACAAAAGTAGAAGAAATAATTAAAAACAGTCCAGTCGGTAAGAACACCAAGTTCTTATCGGCTGCACATTCATTATGGTATCGCTTTCATAATTATGATAAAGCACCACCAATGGCATATGAGGATAATGGCGAGATCGTTTCGTTAATATTTGCTACACACAATCGTGATGGATATGCGAATCTGTATGAGATCGTTACACTTGAAGGTAAAGAAGGAAAAGGATATGCATCAAAATGTTGGGACAGTTGGATCAAATACGCAGTTGAAGAAAGAAAGTCACAAAGACTTAAAATCTCTTGTACACCATCCTCTGTTACATGGCACTATAAAAATGGTTTGATTTGGTGGGCAGTAGATCCAACAGGTTCACTT